TGTTGATATATTCTTCAAGACTAAGGATGCTAACATTCCTATCTCTATGCAGATAAGGACAATGGAAAATGGTTATCCTACTAAGGATATTCTTCCATTCTCTGACGTTACTATCAGTCCAGATCAAATAGAATTATCTGACAACGCTGCTATACCTTCAAGGTTTACATTTAGATCTCCAGTATACGTTAAGCAATCTATTGAATATTGTTTCGTATTACTATCTGACTCTAACGAGTATACATGTTGGATATCACGAATGGGTGACATTGATGTTTCTGGTACAAGGACAATCTCTGAGCAGCCATATGCAGGTGTCTTATTCAAGTCACAAAACGCATCTACATGGACAGCAGACCAGTTTGAGGATCTTAAGTTTACTGTATACCGTGCTAAGTTTAATCAACTTCAAGGTACCGCAATACTTAATAACTCTGAGTTAGGTCGTGGTAACGGTGGTATAAAGAGATTAATAGAGAATCCTATACTGACACTGAAACCAACTCAACAACTATCTTTACCAGTTGGTAATAACTATAACTTTACTATTGGTGCAAGAATTAAACAGAATCCATCTGGTGCTTCAGCAACTATTAAAGAATTTGATGCTGTATCAGATCCAGAGAAGATAACCATTACTGATATTGATGGCACGTTTGCAGCAGGCTTCTTAGATGCTAACAACGATCCATTCCAAGGAATATCATCATCTCAGTCTGTCGTAGTATTTGAATTATCAGCAATATACAATGGTATATTTGAAACTGGTGATACCTTAAGTGGATCTACATCATCAGCAACAGCAACTGTTACACAATACTATGCTATTGGTGCCACACTTCCTGGTGGAGGTACTGCATCAGCGATCACTGTTTATGCAAATTATGTTACTAAACAGTTTGACTTGTCTGATACAATAAGTGAACCAGGTGGTACAAGTGCTACTCTAAGTACTGCAACATATACAGGTGACTCATATAACGCATACCCAACTGCTTCTCCATCCTTCCCTGCTGATGATAAGGAAGTGTTGGTATATCATAGAAACCACGGTATGCATCAACGCACCAATAATATTGAGATAGAAGGTATTATCTCTGAGGTACCTGATACTTCATTGACAACTACTCTTGCTCAAGGTGCTACTACTATTCAGTTATCTGATGCTAGTCAGTTCCACACAGTTATTGGTGGTGCTGTAATTGGTAACTTGAATCCAGGATACATTAAGATTGGCGATGAAATTATTAAATACTCTGCTATTGCATCTGACGGTAAGTCAGTAACAGTTGCAACTAGTGGTCGTGGTGCAAGTGGTACTGCTGATGTTGAGCATCCTTCTGGATCAGCAGTTGAATGTTATAACCTAGATGGTATTCCTCTAATAGAATTAAACAAAGTCCATGATAGTATTTCATGTCCTTGGTTGGATACTTATATGTTACACATTGATAGTGTAGCAACTAATGGTATTCGTGGAGGTGGTACTGATGTGTGGGCATCTCAAAACGTACAGTTTGAGACTTTAACACCAACTGTATCAACTATGGTATTACCTGAGACACAAGTAACTGCTCGTGTTAATACTACTACTGCTACATCAATAGGTAATGGATCAACATTAGTTGACCAAAACTCATTTATTAACAGTGGTCAATACCTAGATGTTGTGTTGAATCAAGAAAATGCATTCTTCCAACCTCAAATGGTTTGCTCTAAGATAAATGAGCAAAACAAACTTGATGGTAATAAGTCATTTACAATGGCAATTCAGTTGAATACAGAAAAAGACACCCTATCTCCATGCATTGACTTGGATAGGATGTCATTGATAACTACGTCTAATAGAGTCAACTGGTGGCCTGGTGGTCCTGAACCATATGGTCAGCAGAATAATATTGACATGACAGCAGACGTATCTACTTTACCTCAAGGTGATCAGAATGATGCTGTGTATATCACACGTCTCGCTCGCCTCGGATCTGAGGCCAGATCTCTGAAGATTGATTTCCAGACTACTAGACATCCTTCTACAGAAATCAGGGTCTACTATAAAGCATTCAAAACTGGTGATGCTACAGATCCTGCTACTATAGGTTGGACGTACGTAGGTGCACCGTTGGAAACTGCTAACGCAGTAGATTATGACACAAGTGCGACGGATGAAAATCTATGGAAGGACTATCCTTATGAAGTCCGTGGGTTACAATTTAATGCCTTCCAGATTAAAATTGTTATGAGATCTAAAAACCAAGCTCGTATTCCATTAATTGCTGATTTACGTGCTATAGCGTTAGCTACTTAGAACCTCATCCCCAACCCTTACATGGTTGAGTATAATTAATTATTATTCTTTTGTCAAGTATGCAAGAAAACCAGGACCACATACAAGTTTTTAAATCAGACCTAATCCCTGTTGATCAGAAGGAAGGATGGTTTAGAGATCCTGATTCTCATGCTGTTGTGAATTGTAACAAGACACAGTATGAACAATATATGGCATCCTATAATAAACGTGAGAAGAAAGAGCAATCTTTCAACACTTTACAAAATGACGTAGAGTTGCTAAAATCAGATATAAGTGACATGAAGTCAATGCTTTTACAATTAGTGGAGAAAAACAATGCCAGTTGATGTGACAGAAACAAAAGCCCCAGGAGAATTGCTGGGCGAATTCAAAGAAAGATATCAAGCTCTACTTGGTGAGAATCAACAACTTGCTAAGAAGATCAAAGATAACGAGCAGACTGCTCTTAAACTATTAGGTGCTATAGAAACCCTAGAGTATCTAAATCCGAGTGAGGAAACAGAAGTTGAAGAGACAGCACCTGCCGACGCATAAATAAACCAGTAAGACTGTATGCAGTGCTAGGATCCTTTAAGTAAATGGCAAATAGAATACAACTAAGGCGTGATGGTGCACAGCAGTGGGCTAACGTCAACCCAATCCTTGCCCAAGGTGAGTTAGGTATCGAAATCGATACTTCTCGACTGAAAGTGGGAGATGGTGTCACCGCTTGGAACTCTCTTAAATATGAGAGACCAATTGAAACCGAATCAAACACTGCAAACACACTAGTAAAAAGAGACGCTGACGGTAACTTTGAAGCAGGTGCCATTACTGCCTCACTCGTTGGTAACTCTGCTACTGCAACAAGATTAGCAAACGCAAGGACTATTGCCTTAGGTGGTGATATGTCTGGAAGTGGTACGTTTGATGGATCCTCAAACCTAACCATTACTTCTGAGTTGAATTATGTTCCAACTCTCCCACATTATGATGCTAATGATCTAGCTGCAACAGGTACATACAGTCAGGTAACTATCGACTCTCGTGGTCGTATTATTAATGCTACTAACCCAACAAGCTTAACTGCTTATGGTATTACAGACGCACAACCATTAGACACAGATCTAACATCGTTAGCATCTATGACTACCTTTGGTATTCTGTCTAGGCAGTCTGAAGGTACTATTGTTAGTAGGACAATTACTGGAGGTACTGGTCGTGTTCTTGTACAAAATGGTACAGGTCAGACCAATAACCCATTTATTGACTTAGCAGATACCACAGTTGTTGTTGATAATTACAACCCAATTGGTAACTTAGATACACCCCTTATCTCTGCTACTACTGGAACACAGTGTGTTAATACAACCAACTTCAATGTAGATAGATATGGTCGTTTAACATATGCTCAGACATCACCAATTGCAACTGCTACACAAGGTACTAAGGTTTCAGCATATGACGCAGGTACAGCATATCCTCGTTATAGTATAGTAAAGAATGCTTCTGACAAACTTTATCAGTCAATTGCTGATATCGGTGCTGGTGCTGGTGAACCAACCCATACCGATACATCTGATACAGGGTCATGGAGATACTTATCAAGTGCTATAGCACCTCAGAAAGGTATTGCATCATTTGCTCAAGAAGACTTTGATGTAACTGCATGGTTAGACCCAGAGCAAGGTGGTCATGTTACTATTGCAGAGAGAGGTGTAGATAATTTACAACTACAAAATAATAGAGTTTCTTTTGCTGACGGAAATACAAAAGAAGACTTTGAATTAGATCAAGAATTAACTGCTGTTACTGGTTACAGAGGATTTAATTACCTTAACTATACAAAGGTAAACGACACAACTGGTAATCTATTAGTTGGTGCTAATAATACTGGTAATGGTGCTAGTGGTACTCAGCAAGCAGTACAGAATGTTGCTGTTACAGTAGGCACAGACACAGTAGGTGGTCAAGCAACAGGTGTATTCTACTTAGATGGAGTAGAAACTCCAACTGGATTCTCACTTAAGAAAGGTATCAAGTATATCTTCAATCAGGATGAGGCAACCAATGCCACATTCAATGGCATGGATCATCCTTTGATGGTCAGTCCAACAACTGACGGTGAGCATAATGGTGGAGACCATTATATGATGGGCATCACCTATAAGTTAGATGATGTTGTAGTTAATATGGCAGGGTATGTCAGTGGATTTGCTGCTGCTACTACTCGTAGAATGGAATGGTTGGTGCAAGAAGAAGCACCTGCTACTCTCTACTATTGGTGTCATCATCACACAGGTCAAGGTGATAGTTTTGCTATTACTTCAGGTGGTGCTGGAGAATTTGATATCAATGTAAGATCATATTTCAGTCATCCTGATATCACTTTAGATGGTGATATAACTCAGACATTTGATAAGACTGGTGATGGTCATCTAAACTTCCAACTTACTCAGAATACTGCATCAGATAGAAATTTAAGTATTCTTTCTACTAATGCTGGAGGTGGTAATGGTACCATCCTCATACAGTCTGATAATGACATAACAATAGCAGCAACTGTTGTTTCTAGTAGAGTTAATGTTGAGGACTATCACTTCCAAGATAATGTCTTATCAACAACTAATGCCACACTAATACTTGACCCTAATGATGACGATGATGTCACAGGTCTAGTACAGATTCGTGGTGATTTACAGGTAGATGGTACAACAACTACGGTCAATTCAACTGTTGTAACCATTGATGATCCAATCTTCACACTGGGTGGTGATACTGCTCCAGTTGCAGATGATAACAAAGACCGTGGTATAGAATTTAGATATTATGACACACAAGCAAGGCTCGGGTTCTTCGGGTGGGACGAAGATTATGCAGACTCTAACATATGGTCTGGCACTGGCGGGTATAGGCTCCTCTACAACGCCACTAACACCTCTGAAGTTTTCTCTGGTACTGACGCTCCTCTCATTGTTGGTAACCTCAGGCTCACAACCAACACAGGATCAACCTCAACCACGACGGGCACGTTGGTGGTCACGGGGGGATTAGGTCTTTCTGAGAACGCACATATTGGTGGAACTGTTACTATTGCAGGACAGTCAGAAGTTAATAATAATGTAATCTTCAGAGCAGACAATAAGTCATTTAATATACAAAATAACGCAGGAGCAGATAAGTTTACTGTTGACTATGATAATGGTAATACAGTAATACAAGGTACAGTTGATATTCAGTTAGAAACTGAAATCACAGATAACCTTATTATAAAAGCAGATAATAAGAAATTTGATATCCAAACTGCTGCAGGTGTCAGTGTATTTGATGTAGATACTGACAACGGAAACACTCACGCAGATGGTACTCTTGATGTAGATGGTGGAACAACTCTAAACAATACATTGGATGTTGACGGTGCTACTACCCTCAATGACATTCTTGATGTTGATTTAGATGCTACATTTCATGATGACATCACTCTTGATACTACTGGGAAGTACTTTAAGATCACTAATGGATCTGATGATAAGTTCACAGTACTATCAACTAATGGTGATACAGATATAAGAGGAACCTTAGATGTAGGTTCTGCAGTCATATTCGAAAATAACTTTAATGCGAACGGAAATAACACTACTATCGGTAATGCAAATACTGATGTGTTTACTGTTAATTCAGTCACAACATTCACCGATAATATCACAGTCAATGGTACAGTTGATTTCGACACTACACTTAATGTAGATGGTCAAGCAGACTTTAATAGCACTGTAGTTATAGATGGACAAACTACAATCTATGATTCAGTAATTATTCAGTCTGATAACGAAGTATTTAATATTAATAACGCTAGTGCCCAGACCCAATTCTCTATCGATTCTGACAATGGTAACACTGTCATAGGTAGAGCAGGTCTAGGTACTGATGCAGTAGGTCTCCTTACAGTTCACGGTGACACTCTACTTAACCGTGACTTGACAGTCGATGGAAACACCACTATAGGTGATGCTAACACAGATACATTAACTGTCAACTCTGAGTCAACATTTAATGCAGATGTAACAATCGCAGGTACTAATAACTTCCAAGTTACTGGTAACGCAATCGTTGATGGAAACCTCACAGTTCATGGAACTACAACTACAGTCAATTCTACAGTAGTTACTTTAGATGATCCGATCATTACATTGGGTGGCGACACTGCTCCTGGTTCTGATGATGGTAAGGATCGTGGTGTAGAGTTCAGATATTATAGTGGTTCTGCTAAACTAGGATGGTTTGGTTGGGATAATGATGTAAGTAGATTTGCATTATATGACGATGCTACTAATTCTTCAGAAGTATTTTCAGGAACAAGATCTGGTATTGATGCAGGTAGCCTAAAACTATTTGATACAACTAATGCTACAAACTCATCTACAGGTACTTTAATCGTTGGTGGTGGTGCAGGTATTGGTCTAGACCTTTGGGTTGGAGATGATCTTCAGGTTGTTGATGATGCTGCTATTGGTGGTAATTTAGAAGTTACAGGAACCTTTGATGTAACTGATGACTTAGCTGTCAACACATCTAAATTTACTGTTGATGCAGGAACTGGTAACACAATCATTCAGGGAACTGTTCAGGTAGATGGTAATGCTACTATCGGTAATGCATCAGGAGATCAGCATACTGTTACTGGTACAGTAACCTTTAACCAAGCAATAACTTCTACAGATATCACTGCTGATAACATTCAGATCGGTGTATCTGGTGCAACAGAAATTGATACAACCTCTGGTAACTTAATTCTTGATTCTGCGGGTGGTACAGTTAATGTAACTGATGATTTAGATGTTGATCTTAACCTTAATGTTGATGGAAATACTAAGGTAGATGGAACATTAACAGTTGATGGTAACACAACTATTGGTAACGCATCTGGAGATTCACACTCTGTTACTGGTACAGTTCAGTTTAACCAAGCAATAACTTCTACAGACATCACTGCTGATGATATTAAGATCGGTGTTGATGCTGCTAATGAAATCAGCACTACTTCTGGAAATCTAATATTAGATTCTGATGGTGGTAAGGTTCATATCACAGATAATGCTGAGATAGATGGAACTCTACAGGTAGATGGCAATGCTACTATCGGTGACAACTCTGGTGATCAACATGAATTCACTGGTACTGTAACATTTAATCAGGCAATCACTTCTACAGATATTACTGCTGACAACATCAGAATTGGTGTTGCTGCTTCATCTGAGATTGATACAACCTCTGGTTCTCTTACCTTAGATTCTAATACTGGTGAGACTATCATTGATGATAACTTAACCGTCAACGGAACATTGGATGTTGATGCGTTAACAACGGTTACTGATGCTCTAACAGTTAAGGCAGACAATAAATTATTCTCTGTACAGACTGGATCTGCTGCTACTATCTTCAGTGTTGATACTGACAACGGTAACACTGATATACAGGGTACTCTTAATGTAGAGGGTGCGACAACTATTGACGATACATTTAATGTCACTCAGGCAACTGATCTAGATGGCACTCTAAATGTTGATGGTGTTGCTACTTTCCAAAACAATGTAGTATTAAACGCTGATAATAAAGAATTTGCAATACAGTTAGATGATGGCACTGACAAGTTTACAGTCCAATCAGCAACTGGTAATACAGATATACAAGGAACTCTTGATGTTAACGGGGCAACAAATGTCACCAACACATTAGGAGTAACAGGACTTACATCTCTTACAAATAATACTAACCCAACATCTCTATCTGCCAACGCTGCTTTGATGGTTACTCAGGGTGGTTTGACTGTTGATGAAGATGTATATGTTGGTTCTGATCTATTCATTGGTCCTAACGCAGGTACTACAATCACCTTAAACGGTGCTACTGGTAATGGAAACTTTGGTGGAACATTAGATGTTACTGGACAGACAACATTAACAACGATCTCTGCTACAAGTTTGACAACTTCTGCAGGTGTCACAATGGATGGTTCTCTAATCATCAACACCAACAAATTTACAGTTGCAGGTGCTACTGGTAACACTGCTGTTGACGGTACATTGGATGTCAACGGTGCTACAAATATCACTGACAATCTTACTGTAACAGGTGCAGTTGATTTTGATACTACTCTGAATGTAGATGGTAACTCAACCTTCAGTGGAACTATCACACAGAACAGTACATCACTCTTTAAAGATAATATTGTATTAAGAGGATCTACTAAGACATTAAAACTTCAGAATGGATCTGGCACAGATAAGATTACTCTTAACTCTACTTCTGGTGCTGCAACATTCGCAGGATTAACAACAACAAATACTCTTGACGTAACAAGTAACACTACTATCGGTGGCACACTCGGTGTAACGGGACAGATCACTGGTAACGTAACTGGTGCGTTGACAGGTAATGCAGACACTGCAACTCTAGTTAATATTACTGAGACTGGATCTTCTAACCTTACTTACTATCCTACTTTCGTTTCTGCAACTACTGGAAACACTGAAATCAGAACTGACTCAAGTAACCTTACATACAACCCAAGTACAAACACCTTAACAGTTAATAACTTTACCTCAACAACTGACTTTACAGTTCAGGGTAACTTAACTATTACTGGTAACATTCAGTACAACCAGTCACAGGTTGGTAGTATTGCGAACCATGACACTGATGCATTATCAGAAGGCACAACCAATCTATACTACACTGAAGAAAGAGTTGATGATAGAGTTAATGCTCTAATCACAGGTGGTACAGGTATTACTGCAACTTATGATGACGCAGGTAATATGTTGACCTTGAGTGCTACTCAGGCAGACATCAATACTGACAACATCACTGAAGGATCTACAAATCTATTCACAACTGCTGCACGCACAAGGACACACTTCACTTATGGAACTGGTATCACACACAGTGGTGGAACTCTTTCTGTAACCCAAGCAGATATAGACACAGACAACGTAACTGAAGGATCAACCAACCTCTTCTATACAGACGCAAGAGGTCGTGCATCATTCAGTGCAACTGGATCACTAGCATATAATGCTTCTACTGGTGTATTCTCATACACAACTCCAACTACTATTGCATCTCTATCCAACCATGATACAGATGATGTAGCAGAAGGATCAACCAACAAGTATTATACTGATGAGAGAGTTGATGATAGATTAAATGCTGTTATCGTTGCAGGTACTGGTGTTACTAAGGTCTATGATGACGCTGCTAACACATATACATTATCTGTTACTCAGGTAGATATTAATTCTGACAATGTAACTGAGGGATCAACTAATCTCTTTACTACTGCTGCCAGAACAAGAACACACTTTACATATGGCACAGGTATCACTCACTCTGGTGGTACTCTATCTGTCACACAGGCAGACATTGACACAGACAATGTAACTGAAGGTTCATCTAACCTCTTTACAACTGCTGCTAGAACTAGAACTCACTTCACATACGGAACTGGTATTACACACAGTAGTGGAACTCTTTCTGTTACTCAATCTGATATTGATACAGACAATGTAACTGAAGGATCTACAAATCTATTCACAACTGCTGCTCGCACTAGAGGACACATCTCTGTTGGTGGAGACCTAGCATACAATAGTGGCACAGGTGTTATCTCCTTTACTGAGAGAACTGATGCTGAGGTTAATACTCTTGCAGATGCAAGAATCGCTGCTGCGGATACCGATGATCTATCTGAAGGATCAACCAATCTATACTTCACTAACGCTCGTGCTGATGCTCGTGTAACAGCAGGTATAACTGGAAAACTTGATGCTTCTGCTGTTAGCACCTTCGGTGGAACTCTAATTGATGACGCAGACGCTGCTGCTGCCAGAACTACTCTTGGTCTTGGAACTGCTGCTGTTGCTGCTTCTGGAGACTTCGCTACTGCTGCACAGGGAACACTTGCTGCATCAGCTACACAACCAGGTGACTTGTCAACTGTAGCTACCAGTGGAGACTATGATGACCTAAGCAACAAACCTACTCTAGGAACTGCTGCTGCAGCTGCTACAGGTGATTTCGCCACTGCTGCACAAGGTACACTTGCTACTAACGCAGCACCATTAGCATCTCCTGGATTAACTGGAACTCCAACAGCTCCAACTGCAGCTCAAGCAACAAACACAACTCAAGTTGCTACCACAGCATTTGTACAGTCTAACTTGACTGCTGCATTGCTTCGCACTGCTCTTGGTATTGTATCAGCAGCTAACGATGCTGGCTCTGGTCTTGCATCTGGAGAGATGTACTTTAATACCACTTCTAACACATATGTACTTGTAGCATAATGGCAATTCCTACCTCAAAAGCAACTCTTAAAGAATATTGCCTTCGCAAGTTAGGCAAACCTGTATTGGAGATCAACGTATCTGATGATCAAGTTGATGATGCAATAGATTATACTATTCAGAAATTCCAACAGTACCATTATGATGGTGCTGAGAGGGTATATCTGAAGCATAAGTTTACTACTGCTGAGATTGCTGCAGGTAAAGCATCGCAAGCTTCTACAGGTGTAGATGGTACTACAGAATGGGGTGAGCAAACAAACTATCTTTCAGTACCAGATCATGTCATTTCCGTAGAAGGTCTCTTTGGATTTACTGATAAAGGTACTAGGAATATGTTTGATATTCGTTATCAGTTAAGACTTAATGACTTGTATGATTTTACATCTACACAGTTCTATCATTACTATATGATTCAGTCTCACTTATCAAGTATCGATTGGATTCTTGAGGGACTAAAACCAATAAGATTTTCCACAGTACAAAATCGTCTTTACATAGATTTTGATTGGACAGAAGATTCATTAGAAGACCAATACATCGTTATCAAATGTTGGAGAGCATTAGATCCTACTACATGGACTGAGATATATAATCAGATGTGGGTTAAGGATTACGCTGCTGCTAAAATTAAGAAGCAGTGGGGTAGTAATATGACTAAGTTCCAGAACGTTCAGATGCCTGGTGGTGTTACTCTCAATGGAGAGATGATTTATAATGATGCTGTTGAGGAATTAAAAATCCTTGACGAGCAATTACGTCAGGTATGGGAAACTCCACCATTAGATATGATAGGATGATATGGCAACTAACACTTATTTCACACAAGGTACTGCAGGTGAACAAGGTTTAACACAAGACCTCGTTGACGAGCAGATTAAGATGTTTGGAAAGGATGTGTACTACATCCCTAGAACATTAGTAAAAGAAGATGGAGTATTTGGTGAAGACACATTATCAAAATTCACAGGGGCGTTCTTGGTGGAAGTATACATTGAGGATTCTGGTGGTTTTAGGGGTGACGGTGATATCTTTTCTAAATTTGGAGTCAGAATTCAGGACCAAGTTACCCTCGTTGTTTCCAAGAGGAGATTCACTGAAGCAGTAGATGATAACGCAACTTTAATTGTAGAAGGTAGACCTAATGAAGGAGATCTAATTCATATACCTTTTGCTAACAAGACTTTTGAGATACAATTCGTAGAGCACGAAGTTCCTTTCTATACATTAGGTGAGCAATATGTATGGGGATTACGCTGTGAGTTGTTCGAATACAGCGACGAGGATATCGATACTGGTGTTGCTGCAGTAGATGCTATAGAAGCAAACTTTGCAAATGC